AACTGGTTCTGCCGGTTCTGGCTGGCCTGCCGCGTCACGTCACCCACGAGGTTGTCCACAGAGATGCCCGTGACGCCAGCGGACGAAGCAGACAGGCGAACCTCCGAGACCTTCTTGGCCTCCTCAAGGTTAATCTGCTGGACCTTCTGGGCGCTTGCGTCGGCTTCCTGTATCTGCCGGTGGCTGAGTGCGGCTTGGTCGTTAGAGTAGGCCTTGAGGGCGTTCTTCTGGGTAGCCTCCGCTTCCTCGCTGGCCGCTTGGTATTGGGCGATGGACTGCACCGCTCCCACGGCAAAGGACATCAGCCCCATGGATACGGGGTCGAAGCACATTCAGGATCACTCCCCGACCTTGCACACGTAGCGCTGATACTTGCCCTTGCCGAGCACCATAGGGGCACCCTCCTTCTTGAAGGCGAAGTGCTCCAGCCACTTGTGGTGCTGCTTGTTCTTGACGGATGGGAAGGCTTGGAGAACCGGGGCGAGGAGCTTTACGCGGTGCCATTCGTCCCGAGAGAACTCCTGGTGAATGGGGATAACCAGCTCAGGCCTATCAGCCCCGATTAGCATTATGGTGCCAATGCCGTCCGACACATTGACAGCCCAGATGGCAACGCACACGGGGAGCCCGGAGCTGTCGTCCACGGCGCACTTGATGTAGACGGCACTCTGGAGCATCACAGGCAGGTGGTCCTTGGGGATTAGCCCTGCCTCTGCCCACTCCAAGAGATCGTCGGGTCGGATAGGGTTAGCCATGAAGCTGTCATATAGGGCGGGAGTAAGGTTGCGGAGGCTGATGGTGCTCATTTCATTGTCGCCTTTCCAACGGCTGTGTACTGGTAGGAGGCCGACTGCCACTTGGAGGGCAGGAAGCTGTCATTCACCAGCGTGATGGTCGCGTTCTCCGCCAGCTCCTTTACCACTGCGGTAACGCTATCGGTGCCAATGGCAGGGGTACCGGCTTGGCTTCCCGGCAGACCCTTTGTGCGGGCCTCCCACGGGTAGGACTTGGCGGTCTTGTTGGTCGTAGACACCTCCACGCGGGTATAGCCCGTCTGGGCAAACTGCACGGTGAAGTCCGCCACGGTCAGCCTATCGGCTGGCGTAATGCCCTGCTGGTTACGGATGAAGAACCGGCTCTCCGTCCTCTCCGACCGTATGCGGTGCCCAGCGTAGAACCTGTAGCCCGTTAGGTCTCCCGTCACGGTGACCACAGCGCCCACTATGCTGACTACCGGGAACTCACGGCCTCGGCTGTAGCCCCCCGCCTTGCTCTCCCGCGTGATGACCCGGAAGTCCGGGGACCCAGCGGCAGGCGTGTAGGGCAGCGTGAAGCTGTACGTGTTGGCCCCCGAGTTGTAGGAGCCTGAGGTCACCTGCGTTTCGTCCACCCTGAGGTCAAGCCGCGTGGCATACTGGGCTCCCGTGATGGGGTCCACTGCCTTGGGCGTGAGGTTGAACCGCAAGAGGGCCACGCCTTCCGTCCGCTGCTGGAGCACCCTTAGCTGGTTGTCTCGGATGCTGGCCCAGAGGATGTTGCCACCGGGGATGCGCCACTTGTTCCATGCCGACTGGATGCACTCATCCTTCTCGAACAGGAAGTTGTAGACGTAGAGGACCGTGGGGTCATTGTCCGAAAGCAGGAACATCACGCCCAGCGTATCGGAGGCCGTCATGTACCGGACGCCTGACGAAAGGTAGTCCTGTACGTGATTGGTGACCGTGATGTCACCGTTGGGTTTGCCCTGGTAGAACTGCACGGACCTGAGCGAGGAGTGCGGCCCAACGTCTGCCGGGAAGTAGAGGAACTGCCCGACTGCCAAGGGGTCACATATGCGGGAGTAGAGGAAGGCGGTGCTGGGGTTAGCAGCCACGCTGTCCTGCTTGAAGTTGTCTTGCCCTGAGGTCACCCGGAACTGGGCCTTGGGGCTCCACAGGAACAGGCTCTCGTCAATCTGGACCGCGAAGTCCATCTCGGAGGCACCCCGCGTGGTCTGCCCGGGGACGAGTGTGACGTCCACAGGGGCTTCCGCGAGGGCCGCCTGTGCGGTGTCCGGGAAGTAGGTGAATGGGAACCGCGCCTTGGACCATACGGCTCCGCCCGTGTAGAGGACGCCAAGCCGGTTCTGATGGTAGAACAGGTCGCGGGGGTACTTGCCGACAAAGCCCGGGTCCTTAGACGTGTTGATACCATCACCGGAGATGCGTGTGCTCCAATCCTTGCCGCTGTACGTGAAGGTGTCCAGAGCAGTGTTGACTAGCGCGTGGGGCATGAGGCCCTTCTTGAGGGTGGTCTCCGTGTTCGGTGCAACAACCTCATTCCAGAAGCCGGTGGTGCTGGGCCCCTGATACTGGAGGAAATAGCTGTCCGCTTTGGTGCGGTCATCGCCGTTCACCTCAAGGACCATGCCGTCAAAGCCGTGTGCCGGCAGCTTGGCAAAGTTCTGGGCCTTACCCTTGAAGGCGTACATGAAGTCATCGCCCTGCCCGTCTTGTGTGGCAATATCAAAGTCTCCATGATCCGCCCGGTTTACCTTGAGGAGCGAGCCCGAACGCACCACCGTGTAGCCGTTCTGGCCATTGAGCGTCTCTGACGTGAGGTCCCCCGCCTGGGCGTAACTGGCCCCACCGTTGGCCAGCCGGTCGGCAATGAGCCACGTCTCACCCTTCTTGCCAACGTCGCCGTCGCTCGATTTCTCCGTGCGGAAGTGCGAATAGGCGTTGTTCGTGTTGCCGTTCTTCCCCGTGATGGTGATGGTGTAGAGGTTATCCGGGGTGGTTGAGCGGACAAAGACAAGGGCCTCAGGGTAGCGCACCGGGCTAAGGATGGTGCTGTCCATGAGGGGCTGAATGTAACGGTTGAGGAGGAACGTTGTGTCCTCCACCACGACCGTGCGGAAGGCATCCTTCGGCAGCACACCCCCGGGCAACGTAAGGTATCCATCGGCGTTGCTCTGCGTTATCGTCCCGTCCACGCCCGTGTCTAGGTTGATGGAGAACATGGCAGCGTTGTAGACGCCCGTAAGGTAATTCTCCGTGTCGCGCACGATCTCCGAGAAGAAGGCCCCGGTGAGTGTCCGCGATGCCCAGACCTTCACCACCTCCGCACAGGGACGGGCCTGAGCCCCCTCAGACGGCGAATTGAAGCAATCGAACTGGCTCTCGCACTGGGTGTCCCGGCGCTGCTGCTCTGCCTGCTGGCTCACACCCTGCACGAGGTTGGCAACGAGTTGCGTGTTTAGGTCCGTGGGGTTGTTGGCCATTAGGTCCTCTTAGCGCCTGTGGAACTTGGCGAAGTGGGGGCTGACCTCGGAGATGTCCCGGTCATCGTGGTTGGTGTCCTCCTGCTCCAGAGCCGTGAGGAACCCCTGTATCATCTCGTCGGTGTACTTGAAGTTAGACGGCGAGGGTAACCGTGGGATGGCGAAGCGCCTTGCCGCCAGAGCCGTGATGTAGGACTTCATGGCGTCCGTGAGGGTGTCGAACTCAAGGTACTGGATGAGGTCCACCGTGACACTACGGCCTATGGTGAAGGTCCGCAGCTTGGGGTCATAAAGCTTGCCGTTGCGCGGGACCAAGCGGTTGCCGCCATAGCCACGGGACATCTTGACGGACGCAGTGTCCAGCGGCAGGGTAATGCTACCGTCCACGTCCGGGTCAATCACGAAGCCCCGCGTGGTGTTCTGCTCCCAGCCTGAGCGAAGGACCTCACGGCTTACATCGTCCAGTGCCCGCTTGGCTGTCGCCGCGTCCTCGTTAAGGTCCACCTGTGCAAGGCTGTCAACCCCGGAGACCCGTGCGGCCTCAAGGAGGATGTTCACAGCGTCAAGCAAAGTGGTTGGCGTGGTGGGTGTGGTGTCGATTGCCATAGCTGTAGGTCTCCTGACCAAAAGGTCTCTTTATGGGGGCACTAGGCTTTCGTTACTGCTGGGGCGCTGGAGGAAAGCACAACATGGGAGGGGAGTACCCACCCCGCTCAAGTGTCCAGCCTAGTGCCTACATAAGGGGACCGGGACGGAGCCCGGAAAAAGAGACCCCTCCCAGCAGTGGCCCACCGTCTGGCACGACCCTGCCGGGTATGATGCCTTTTGGTGATACGTCTTTCTGGGAGGGGCCCTGCTGGACCGTGCCGTAAGGATATCGCTACCCCGCGCTCAGCATCCAGCAGTCTTGAATAGTACTACGAACGGACCGTGGTGGCCAGCTCGATGGAGGCCTCCGGGCGGAGGATGCCGTGGCCATTGAACTGGGAGGCGATGGCGATGGTGCCCAGACGCTCCTCCTGGTCCTTGACCACCACGCGCATGCCACGACGCTCCAGCGAGGCGACTGCCCACTTGGACGAGATGTGGCCCACGGTCGTGGTGAAGTTGCCTTGGTATTTCGTAAGGCCGGTCGTGATGTTGGTCTTCGGGATGTGGTTGGTGCCCTTGACCTCAAAGCCGGCGATAGGTGAGTTGACGAGTGCCGAACGACGATCACCGCCGCCTGCTTCCGGCTTGAAGACATCCACGCCGAAGTTGCGGGCGAGCAGGAGGTACTGCTGGTGGGGGAGCATCAGGCGGGGGTCGCTGCCGCTGATCTCGTTCTCCAGAAGGTACTGCCGGCCTGCGAACGCGTTGGTCTCCAGCACGGTGGCCGAAGTCTTCATGTTGGCGTCGTAGAAGTATGCCGGTGCCGGCTGGCCCTGAGGCACGCCCGTGGGGGAACCCGCCACGTAGAACTGCCTGGACGCCAAGATGTGCATGATGGCGACACGGCGGGCCTGGAGCGAGCCCAGTGACTGGCCGAGCTGGTGCGTGTAGGGCTCCATCACGTCGAAGTGCGAGATGAGCTTGTCGATCTCCGCGATGAACACGCTGTCGTAGACCATGTTGTCCAGCGTGACCACGATCTCATTGCTCTCGACGGAACCGCCAAGGATCAACTCGCCGGGGACGTGCTCGGAGGCATCGCGCTTGCGGCCAATGATCGGGAAGCTGTCCGCCTTGCCTTCCGTGATGTTCTTGACGAAACGGAGGTCCATGTAGTCCATCGTCTCGTCGTAGGTCTGGATGACCAGGCCGCCGAACTCCTGCAAGAACAGGGCGCGGTCGTCACCAGTTCCCGCCTTTTTGCCAAAGCGGGATGCGGCATCTGTGTACTCCGACATATAGTCGTCTCCTTATGGATGTTGGTTTTAGGGTAGTTGCGGGTGGTGCTGGCCGTAGCCAGCGGTCGCGGTGTGGGGGTCAGCCCTTTTGCTGCTGGGCCTTCCACCACGGGGAGACAGCAGTGCGGGCCCGCAGCTCCCTATGCTTGGCGTCCTGTTCCGCCCCGGGTTTCATGGCGCGGATGGTTGCCAATTCCTTGTCGTATGCCGCCTTGTCGGGGAACGGCTTGGCAGACGGGGCACCACCGCTCTGGGTGTTGGCCCCGGTGGTTGCGGACTTCGCTGGGGATGCCGGTCGGCGCACCCCAATGCCCGGCTTCTTGGCAGGTGCTGCGGTCCCCGGGTTGGCCTTGGCGTAACGCTCATTCAGCAGTTCGATCTGCTCCGCTGCCTCCGCGCCACCCTTGGCCATCGCAGCGTTGAAGCGGTCCACCTGCTCCTTGGTGTAGCCACCGGGCTTGCCGTCCTTGGAGCTGGCCCATGCGAGCTTCTGAGCCCACACCTCCTCACCCCCGGTCACCGCGTCCATGGCCTCCTTGGCCTGCACGAACTTGGCCTTCTCGCCCTCAATGTGGGCGTCCACCATGTCGCGCGTGATGCCGAGCTTCTCCTTGAGCCACTTGTAGGTGCCCTCGTTGGGGCGCTCCGTGGCACCTTCGGCCTTGGCCATATTGGCCCTGATCTCGTCGGCGATGGCTGCGGTGTTGAGGACCTGTGCGCCCTCCTCGTCGGAGCTGAGGAACCGCTCGTCGTACTTTGCGGCTACCTCCTCGTTGGCCGGGTCGAAGTCCGGGAGGGGCTCGTAAGGCTTATCGTCGCCAGTAGCCTCGCCGGCTTCCTTTGGCTTGTCCTCACCGGTCTCCTCACCGTCTTTGGCCTTGCCCTCGTCCGTAAGGTCCTCCGTCTCCAGCTCCGTGCTGTGGGCGTTGCTGTTCTCCACAGCGTTGATGCCCTGCTGCTCCGTGCCCTCGTCGGAGACATCCAGCATGATGCCGTCCGATGACTTGGTGACCGGCTTTCCGCCCTTGTCGAGGGAGGACGTGATGCCGCCCCCCGAGCCTACTTCCAGCCTGCCGTCTGCGATGGCCTTCTCGCCAGCGCTGGGTTCCGTGCTGGTCTTCTCTGTGTCTGCCATTGTGCTGGCTCCTTGTTACTGAGTGGGAGGTGAGTGCCCTACTGCGTAGGCGGCGGTGTGGTGGGCTGGCCGGGAACACCATTGCCCCCGCCCCTGTCTGCCAGAGCCTTGATGCCCGGCCCGATGCCCTTGCTCACGGCCTCCTGCATCATGCCAGCCTGCATGCCCTGCTGCGTGTTGTCGGACACCTGCTGTGGCGTGAGGCTCAATCCATCGGGCTTGATGCCCTTGAGGGTGGCGTAACGCTTGCCAAAGTCGTTGACGTTGGTCTGCTTGACGCCTTCTGGGCCCCACATCTTGGACATCACGGTGCCCCAGTCCAAGAGGTTCTGCGCCTCTATGCTGTCCCCTGTGGCCTCAATGCCGGTGATAACCTCCACCGTCACCTTGTCCTTGGGGAGCCTGAGCTTGGGGTTACGCTCCTCGTGCAGCGCCACGGCCCGCTGAATGATGGGCTTCTGGTTGCCATCGGAGATGTTGGTGTAGAGGCCGCCTAGGGCCTTATCCAACTCCGTGCCCAGCCTCTGGATTTCCTCTGCGGTCACCCGCTCACCGGAGCGCTGTATGGCAGACTGCATGAGGAATGCTGAGGAGAGCCGGCGTGCTGCCTGCTCAAGGTTCCCCGCCACGGTGTTGTTGTCCGCAGACTTCTCCGCGCGGAACATCGTGAGGTCCTCAGCGGAGCCGGGGAGGATGCTGAGGTTGCGGGCCTCGCGCACCTGCTTGATGCTGGACTGACTGCCGGGCTTGTGGAACATCAGGCTGAGCGCTGCCGCCGCCGTAATGTCGTTCATGCCGCTGGCCGCCGCCTCCACGGTGTAGAGGTCGCCACGGTACATCTCGCAATACGAGGGGCTCCAGTTACGGCCAGCCGTGCGGATGAGCCATCCGGCATGCATCACGGGGCTGTCGTAGTCCGTCTCCACCCCGGTGCCCGGGATGTATTCCCCCTTGTACTCCTCCCAGTAGCGGAAGGACCCTTCGGTCTCATCGTCACCGGAGGACGGGGGGATGAACATCTGGGCACAGTAGATGTCTACCTCCTGCTCCCACTTGGACTTCGCGCTCTCGGGCTTGTCGCCCTCCACCGTCGCCTGCATGCGCTCCTCGATGAACGCCTTGGTGTCATCGTCCAAGCCAGCTATCGAGACGCAGACCTTATGGACAATCGCAAGCTGGAGCCCGGTGGTTGACCTCTGGACCACATAGCTGTCCATGCGGTGCCACGTTGGGCTCCTCCACTTGAGGTGCTTCCACAGGCAGTTGCCTGCAACGAGGAGCTGGCGGATGTACTCAATGTAGCCAGAGCGCATCCCGATGGTGTAGAAGGCGGTGGTGTGGGTTAGGGCTAGCCGCATCATAGCCAGCATTGTGTTGGCCCACTGCTCCGGGTCCTCCGTGACGGCCTGCTGTATGTCGGTCTCCTCCGGGAGGAGCCGCAAACAGGGGTGCCCCGGGGGGAACGCAACGTCAGCCAGCTTGGAGACCAGCGTGTTCACGCATTGGGCCCCGATGCTCTGATTGTTTCCGGGGAGGTCATCCCCTTCGATGTAGCCCAGTGGCGGGAACGAGAATGGCAGGGTAAGCTCAGCCATCCTACGGGCCATGTCTTCCACTGCCTGTCGCCGCCCGGTGAGGCTGTCGTAAAAGGCTTCCGCCTTCATGCCAAGGGAGTACTCGGTAGCCTCGCCACCTGCCTCCTCGTGGGCTTCCTTCTCGTCGTCGGCCATGGGGCCCTCCGGTTACTTCATGGTTCCCGCAGGGACATTGAGGCCCGAGCCCCCTGCACCCACGCCGCCACCCGTAGTGGAGCGGTCCACGCGGAGGTCCGGGATGCCACCAAAGAGGGTCTGGTCCTCAGCCTGCCGTGCGGCCCCGATCTCTTGCGGGTCGGCAGTCTTCTGGGGCTGGGGCGTCGGGTCCGGTACGGTCGCGGACTTCGGCTTGGGGAAGAAGCAGTATGATGTTGCGTAGCGCTTCATGACGCTATTCTCCGTTGTGTTCTCATTGCTGCGAGGTGCTGGCCTTGTCGGCTTGGCCGGTCTCAAGGTCCTCATCGATCTGGCCCACAAGGTCCGCTTCGGACTGGTAGGCAGACAGGCGATTGCGGAACATCTCCACCAGCTCCACCTTGCCGGCGTACCGGAGATGTTCCTCAGCAGTCTCATTGCGTTGCAGGCAGCGAGGCGGGAACATCTGCTCCAGCTTCTCCACCACCTCAGCCGCAAGGACCGGGAGGTCAGGCGTGATGTCGGGCCCCGCGAGGAAGGCTTGAAGGCTGTCGGTCACATGGTTGCGGGGCTTTGTGGGGGCCATTAGGCTATACCTCTGTTGATGTTTGATGGGGCCAACTGCCGCCCGGTGTTGGGCTCCACGGTGACAGCGCGGTCATCCCACAGCTCCACCATCTGGAAGTCCTTGACGTTGGTGGCCTTGAGGTCAGGCAGGCCGGCGTCGTCCAGCCAAAGCCTGAGGAAGACCTTGAAGTTGTTGGCGGTGTAGCCGAAATCATCGCTGCCTGCGGACACACGCGCCGTGAAGATGCGGACCTCCCAGCCATCGGCAAGCCATGCCTTGATGCGGTCCACCATGGCAGGCACAGGGGCCCCGATGTGGGTCAATCCCTTCCATCCATCGTAGACCGCAAGGGTGCCATCAAGGTCCACCCCAATCCATCCACGAGGCTCAGCCATGACGGAAGTCCTCAGGCTTGCCTGCCTTCCACCAGTCGGGGTTGCCTTGCAGGTAGAGGAGGTACATGTTGGCGTACCGGATGGTCTTACGGATGTCCTCCTGCCCGTTCTTGGCGTCGTGCCTACACGTGTACTTGACGATGTTCCCTTGGAACCAGTCCAGCTTGTTCTCCCCGATGAACCGTATGGGCTCGATCTTGAAGCGGGCGTAGTGTGGCGGGAGGTTCACCATGTCCACCGGAGTGGCAACCCCACGGCTCACAGCGGTGGCGAGGTTGAGGGATAGCTGCTCCTCAATGGCGCTCTGGGGCTCCAGCTTGCCGGTCTCAAGGCCCTGCCTCAAGGCCTGCTGCATGGTCCGTAGGGTGGGCTTGCCGTCAATGCCGTGCCGTGCCCAGTCTTCCTCGGAGTAGCCGGAGAGCAGCCGGCCATCGCC